TCAGCATCAGCGTTGATTTCTGATTCTCTGTTACGCGCTGTGACATCCAACTGGGTTTCCGCAGCGGCAGTGTCGGCGTCGGCCTCAATCTCG